ACAGGCTAAGCCTGATGTTGATTTTACTTATCTAAAAGCTATCGGTAATTACATGGTAGCAAAAAAGCCTGATGTAGTAGTTTGTATTGGTGATTTTGCTGATATGGAAAGTTTAAGTTCTTATGATCGCGGTTTAAAATCTTTCGAGGGCAGAAGTTACCAAAAAGATATTTGGGCAGCGCGTGAAGCTATGGATGCTTTACTAACACCATTGTTTGAATTTAACAAGAGGCAGATAGTTATGATGGCTATGCGATTACTAAGCAGCTAGAAACGTACAACACTAAATCAGCATCAAAAGCGCATGAACAAGAGGTGATATTTAAAGTTGTGATTTAGTGATTGTGTCCTTGATTTGGGACACAGTTTCATCTAGTCTAATAGCCTCTAAAGCCACACTCAACCGCTATTTTCTCTATGTCTTTAGTCATAGCTAATCAGCTACTTTCCGAGCCTCTTCTAAGAATGGGTTATACTCACGACTAATGCGAATGTCGTAAATACCTGCTGGCAACGTATGTTTACCATGCGGTGAGCTTGCATCTTGTATAACCTCTTCAGTCTGTGTTAATTTTGCAATAAACCTTTGTGACGCTTCTGATTTAACAGGGCGCTCCAATACCTCACCGCCTGTTAATAAGTGATGATGTCCACTTTCAGAATGAGCAAGTATGTAGCCTTTCGCTGTCTTTTCTACAGCCTTACAACCTTCTGTATCAGGCATATCTGCTATGCGTTTAATGTAAACTTCGCCTTGTGCTATTGCTTCGTTAATTTTCATGATATTTCTCCTTTGGTTAAGTTCTTACTGTTGGGTGTACATACTCATCTTGTCTATCACCAATTCGCCATGCTTGCGCTTTAAGTGCTGTATCAATTGGTAGTTGATCGACATCAGACACATGGGGCACGCCTTCATAAATCCACCCATTCCGTGGACACCACGCTTTTAAAAACAGTCCAGAATTGGAAAGCTCAGGCAATTGCATTTCTATTAATTTTCCAATGTCATCACTGCCACTATCGTTAATTATTTTTGCGCCAAGTTCTTTTTCAATCTTTTCCCATCCAACAATCTCACAACCTGCCGCACGCTGTTCAACGTCTTCTGTTTTAAGCACTTCAATAGCTGTTAGTTTTTCACTGTTTAATATCCACTCTTTAGGTACTTTTACACCATGCCAATGATAAAGCGCCCACCCATCACGCCATTTGTGACTTGGACCATTTTCACAATGTGGCCTGTTTCCATCATCAATTTTAATAAACTCAGGAAAGTCACTAACAATGCAAAATTCCTCATGCATCACTCTAAACCCACCATGCCTAGCCGCATCTTCATAGTGTTTAAATTTTTTATGTTCAGGCAAATCCAGCCCTAAAACGTCCCGAAAAGCTGCTAGATAAGAAACCCATCCAGCCCACATATTTCCTCCTTGATAAGCTCTGCCCCAGCTCTTAGCGCACCGTATACCCCCTTCACCAGCCAAAGTGAAACATTGCTTTGCATCGTAAGTAGCAGCGTTAGTAGCAGCGTAAGTAGCATCGACAGTAGCAGCGCGAGTAGCATCGACAGTAGCAGCGTTAGTAGCAGCGTAAGTAGCATCGACAGTAGCAGCGTCAGTAGCATCGACAGTAGCAGCGTAAGTAGCATCGTAAGTAGCATCGACAGTAGCAGCGCGAGTAGCAGCGTCAGATTTGTTTTTCCTGCAATGCCATATCCACGCAGATGCGCCGTACGCAAAAGCCATTACTCTTGGACTTGGCACAATAACAACTCTAGGTTTTTTTAATTTAGCAGCAGCATAAATCCCTTCAATAGCGGGTACTATTTTTTCTGCCTCAATAGGCGCAGTTCTTAATGCTATTGCAATCCACTCTTTAGCATATAGGTCTAATTTAGCTTTTTCTTGTGGCGTTATGCCACCTTTTGCTTCTGTTTTAGTTCTAATAATTTTCATCTATATAACTCCAAATAACATGCATACCAGGCATAAAATAAAGCCAGTAGCAAAGTAAATAATGCAATCTAATTTATCCATTATTCGCCTTTCAAGTCCGCGCACATTTCGTCAATCTTTGCCATCGTGCCACTTTTAAACTTCTCACCATATGACCATGTTGCATTAGGGTCATTACTTAAAAGTTGATCTACGGCCCACGCCCATGAGAGATAACTAAGGTTGCCCTTTTTTTCAATGTGCTTATTAACATTAATCTTGCTTAGTGTTTGATAGTTGCTCATGATCTACTCCAAATATTTCATTAAATTTATCCAGTTGTTCGTTAAACCAAACATTCTGCTCTGTGAGATATTGCTCAAACTCTTCAATCTCACTTTGTTGTTGATAATCCGCACCATCACTCATCATCAATCTCCGTATATAGTGGCAATCCCATCTCTTCTAAAAACTTACCTTGTTCTAAAGTGTCCTCTTCAAGGTTAATCAACATATCGCCGTTATAAATGCTGTGGTTTTCGTATAACCACTCTCTATACTGTTCAGCTAAAGTCATTCCCATTCCCCTCTATAAAATAAATTAGTAACCGCCACATCACTTTCACGCTCAAAGCCTAAGCCGACCATCCAGTGCTGTATCAAGTGCCAGGTGGTGACATGTTGATTCTACCAACAACTAGTAGTACAAATACCATTTATATTGCAACAAGTCTGACAGACAGTCATCTGTCCATTAGGGCTGTATATATAATTATTGCTGCACTCTGCTGACGCTGCCATTGATGCTGTTGCTAACAAGAATGCTACTATTAAATTTTTCATTACTTACTCCTTTGTTTAGAATGGAATATCTTCTTCTATATCTTCGATTGTTTTGGATGCAGGTGCTGGCTTGCTAGCTGGCTCTGCTGTAGATGAATCCGACTTGTTACCTGTCAGAGTAACCTCATTTACACGCAAGCGTAATGAAGTTCTTTCCTCACCTTCCTTTGTCTTATACTTGTTGGTTGAAATTTCACCAGTAACACCAATCTTCATTCCCTTTGTAAGAAAAGGTGCTAGTGATTCACCACGTTTGCCAAACAAACTACATTCTAGCCAATCTGTCTGTGCTTTATCTCCGTAGCCACTATTCAATGCTACGCTAAAACTTAATACTGGTGATCCGTCAGGTAAAAAGCGAAGTTCTGCATCTCTTGGTAAGTTTCCTATTGCTGATAATACGTTCATGTGTTTCTCCTAGTAATTAAATTTGTTATCGCTTGGTGTTGCTAAATACAGCCACCCATCAAAGTTTACTGGCAACGTATCTATTTTTAATGCAATGCCACCTTGCCGTGTTTCTGTTGTAATGCCTACTTTTGCCCAATGTGATTTTTTTTCTCCATCCTCGTCTTTATATGTGCCAATCTTTGCTACTACGTTTAACTGTTCTTCCATTATAAACCTTTCAACCGTTCAATAACTTGCTCAACTTCTAAGTTAAATTCAATAACTGCCTTTGCAATACTGTCAATTACTTCATCATCACGCTCAACTCTTGATATAAACAATTGCATATTTTCTGGCAGCTCTGGACAATATGATACAAAGTCACACCATTTCCTGTTAGTACAGGCTAACTGCCATTGTATTTGCTTGATGTATTTTGCAGGCACTTGTTTGCCTAACAGCGTTTCAATGTGCGTCTTAGTCATAGGACATTTAATTTCAATCAACCCATCCTTACCTACAAGACCATCTGGACTAGCCCCTGACATACTGACAGTAAGGTGGTCACAAAATGAAACCTGCTCAACAAACACTTTGTTTTTAATCTCATAGGCAGACCTAGCAAAAGGCTCTAATTCTGTGCCACGTTGCATATGCGAGTTAGTAAAGCCATCTGTAGGATCGCCTGACAATCTCTCACACACAAGCTCTATGCGATAGTTAGACCTAGACTGAGATTCACCTGATTTAATCTGTGACATTACATCTGCAATTCTACTAGCCGTTACTTTGCCTAAACGAAGCTGTTTCCACTCATCACTTCCCTGCTCTATTTGATTAGTCATTATTTTTTCTCTTCAAATAATGATGCCATTTCTTGCGACGCTTTAACAACAAGAGCATGAGCTTTTTTGTCTTGCCCTATCTCTTGGATAACGGCTTTGTACACTGTTGTTAATTCATCGCGTGACTTGGTATCAGTAATCTTTTTAACTATAGCTTCAATATCAACAGGCTCTTGCTCTGGCAGGTCTTCACCAGCATAGATATACAATCCTATACCGTGCAGCGCAATCGCCTTTGCTAGGCACCTTTGCATAGCTGTGTTGACATCCATTGCATTAGGGTTTGGTATGGCTTTGTTTTTATAATCCATAACTGGCAGTTGAGCAGTCATTTCCTTGTCAAATGCCTTAACCGTACAGAACACCATCAACGTATCATTAAAACTGACTGGCTCTCCATAACTCCATGTAGCTGTAGGGTCTTCGCTTAATAGCTGGTCTACTGCCCATGCCCATGATAGATAAGTTAAATTGCCTTTCTTTTCTGTGTGTTCGTTTACATTAATTTTACTTAGTTCTTTATACGTTACTGTCATCATGTTCTCCAAATGTTTCGTTAAAATTACTTAATTGTTTTTTAAACCATTGCGACTGCTCTTCCAAATACTGCTCCAACTCTTCTACTTCTTGTTGCTGCCTAAAATCAGCTCCATCAGTCATCACTTACCACCTTTCTTTATGTTTGCTAGGGCTTGTTTCATAATATTTCCACCACACCATTTTTGATCATGCAGGCATTTTTCCAAGTATGTGCGTGAGCGCCTTTGCTGAATTTGCAATCCATTAATTTAACTTCTTTAAGTCTATCTATCTCTGCGTGTGCTTCGTTAATTTCTACTAAAGCTATAGAACAAAAGAATACAAACACAGCGATTACTGCATAAATAAAATTAGTCATTTTCAGGATCCTTAATAATTAAATCATGTATTTGGTCGATAACAACATCGGATAGTAACATTTGGATATTTGTGCTGCTATCTAAGGTTTCGATAGAGTAAATATCCACGTCATAGCCAGCAGGACTGTCTCCAGTTCCGCACGGGTCATTTTCTTTAGTGAGTTCAAAATAAACGTCTAGGTCAACGTCATTTAGTGTGAATGTTCTAAGTGTCATAATAATCCCTTTATCGTGTTAATAATTGTTAGTACCCTTTCATATTAATATCTTTAATATATCTTGTCAATAACTCTTTACATTTATTTTTATTAAGTTTACTATTCGGTTTCTCTCAAGAGATTTTTAAACAATTGGGGAATTATATGAAAGTAAAGAATTGGCAAGACTTCCAGCACTTTAAAGACAGACGGCCACCCTGGATTAAATTGTACAGGGAAATACTAGATGATCCAGACTGGCATAGTCTCTCTGGCGATGATGCAAAGACCTTAATTATGATTTGGTTATTGGCAAGTGAAGATAAAGCGATGGAAGGCAACATTCCAGACCTAAGAACGGTTGCTTTTAGACTGCGTTCAACAGAAAGTAAAGTAAATCAATCACTTACCAAACTTTCTAAATGGCTGTATCAAGATGATATCAACATGATATCAAGTTGTCATCAAGTTGATATACCAGAGACAGAGACAGAGACAGAGAAGAGAAGAGACAGAGACAGAGACATACTTATGTCTGATTTTGAGTTATTTTGGAATAACTATCCAAATCGAACTGGCAAAGATAAAGCATTGCAATCATGGAAAAAAGCAAAGCCTAAAATTGATGAAGTTTTATATGCTTTATCATGGCAAGCAGAATCAGAACAGTGGACTAAAGATAATGGGCAGTTCATACCTAATCCTGCAACGTATATTAATCAAGGGAGATGGAAAGATGAGCCTGTAAAGAAAGGAGCTGCATTTTGATATACCCTGACGATGCAAACGACTTTAGCGATATGATGGATGCGACATGGCAGTCATTAGGTAGAAATACCGTTGATCGCGCTACAAAAAAGTATTGGTTTGGGAAACTGCAAACTTATAATTTGGGTGATGTAGCTCAAGCCTTTGATAAATATCTAGATGCAAATAGAGAAACATTGCCACACTTCAACGACATCATTAATTTCATCAAGCCGAATGATAACTTTTACGCTATTGAAAAGAAGCCATTAACATTAGCTGAAAATAAATTGGCGTCAGCTAAAGTTATGCAGCATATTGCTAAAAACTTAAACCCAAAACAAGACATGCTACTTTGGGCAAAAAAGATAATGGAAAACCCTAAAAACTATCCGCCAATTTCACTAAAATTTGCTAAAGAAGCATTAAGCAAAGGATATCAAGATGAATGATTTGATTTTTGTAATTATTTGCACAAGCATTAGTATCTAACATTGAAATTTGTACGCAACATTATAGATGGAAAAATAAACCAAAAGTATTATGTACAATCTGGAGTTTATACAATTTGCGCTGTAAAAATTAAAGGCAAATTAAGATACGAGCTTTGGGAAAAAAGGTCTGGAATTGCAAGGTTTATTGCAACAGATACAATTGACAATTTGAAAAAACATAAGGAACTAAAATGAGAATTACAGATAAAGATTATTATGATATATTAGAAGTTTTAAAAGAAGGTGGCACAGTAAGAGATGTAACGGCTGCTCTTTGCAAGCCCAACAGTTACTTTTCGAGTGTCATTTTTCGCATGAAAAAACGTGGCTGGCTAAGTGACTATAAAGTAAACATTAATGGGAAAATAACATCCATTCTAACAAGTGTGCAGGGTGCAGAAAAGGAGATTGAAGCTCTTTTCTACAATAAGAATCAAGCAAGCAGATTGTATGAAGAGAAAATAAAGAAAAAAGAGAATAAAAAAATAGAAAAAGAGTACGAGGAAAACAAAAAGTATGAGCCGAATAAAGCCATTACTGTGGTTGGTAATGTAACAACGGTTAAAGGCTTAGACGGTTATCATTCAGGAAAAATAGATCGCGTGAGCAAAAAGAATTATGCGAGAGGGCATAGTTACAACTACTAGACCCAAAAGCTGGAAGGCAAAGAACGTTTATATATTCTAGCATTCCAGCGACTCTCTTATCTTGGATTGTTGCAATTAGATAAAAATTAGTGTATTTTATAAAAATAGAATATTTAGGGCGGTGAGTCTCCGATTAATTAATTAGACTTGCAATATAATTAATGC